ATACTCTATTTGTTTCTTGGCAAGGGCGTATAGTTTATATTCTTGTAGTGTCATAAGTAACCTTTATTTATTCTACACTATTTCTCGAGCAAGCGATCAATTTTTGACTCAATTCTATCAAGGCGTGCGAGCGTGAGTTCGAATGCTGCTTGAGACACAGTACTTTTTTTAAGTTCTTCAATGGAGACAGCGTTGACAGTAGCTTTGATGGCAGTGGAGTCGCTAACCCGAATAAAAGTAATACCGCCAAGAATAGCCCCAACAAGTAACGAAGCAACGACCCCCGATATGATCTTACTTGGCGATAGAACAATCTCGTTAGTACTACGCCGTGGAGTCTCTGTATACGTGACCCGTGTTTGCATCGGTATTGTTTCATTGGTTTGCATATCTGGTGTTGTGTTTTTTTTTGGCATAGTTTTAGAATAGTAGGAAGAATGAACTTGAGTTTGAGCTACCCCCTTCGATGATAGTTGCGTCCAGTGTTACATCTATAGTTGGTGAGGTTGTGCCTGTATATGATCCTGAGTAGTCAAGATGAATGCGACCAACTGCGCCTGCTCCTCCAGCCCATGTTGCTGATATCTGACTTCCTCCAGATGATGTTATTAAAGAAGATCCAAGTGTTGCAGTCTCACATTTAAGTAAGCAAGATCCACCTGCTCCTCCTGCAGAAGATGTCGTTCCACCATAACTATTAGAACTAATAGCACCAGTATTTCCATTTAATGTTATTCCACCAGTTATAATTATGTTTTTTGAAAATACGAAACACATTCCGCCCCCAGATCCACCTGCTGGTGCAGTCCCATCCTGGTCGCATCCACCGCCGCCTCCTCCAAAATTAGCTGATGTTAAATTGGCATTACCAACAGAGGATCCTCCTGTCCCACCTGCTCCCGATGCGCGCTGACCAGCTTGACCAGATGCCCCATGTCCTCCTCCGCCACCGCCAGTTGGATGATTGCTAGAAACGCTACTTCCAGCACCACCCCCACCGCCATTTCCATTAGCTGCTCTATTGTCCATTTCTAGTGGTGAGGGAACTAAATATAAACCAGGTGTTCCTTCTCCTTTATAAGCAGCCCTATTCACATTGTCAGCTCCAGGACCACCTAAAAAACCTCTTCCAGTAATAGTAATAGTATTGTCAATTGTTGTTGTCCCCTTATCAAACCAAGCTAAAATTCCACCCTTTGAACCATCCCAAGCTGGGGCTGTAATAGCTCCAGTAGTCATCCCATTGTATTGATTCATTTCAATGACTTGAGCCTGATTTGCTCCTGAGTCGGTATACGCATTTTTGAGGGTATACGCCATTGTTAGGGTCGTTGTTCCACCACCAGAGGTAATTTTGTTAAGTTCCCAAGTGCCTGTTCCAGTACCTCTTGTTTGGTGAATTAAAACGAGATCGCCATTGGCAAAAGTTCCTGCGGTAGCCAAAGTTAAAGTTGTAGTTGAAATAGTCCCAGAACAGCCCTCATTTGCTGGAACTGCATAGGAAGTGCCAGAGCCTCCTAGTCCAAATCCCTCTAGCCACTTGCTTGTATCGTCTGATCGCCATTGTCTACTCATATTAAGCCTCTATACAAAATTACTACCAACGGCTACTACGTCTGAGATGCTGGCGTTAAATGCTCGAATTCCTATTAAGTTGACTGCATTATTGCTTCTTTGAAGATCTGGCAGAGAAGCACCACCTGCGTATCTAATTCTTCCACCTGCTTGAGCTAAAATAAGTGATCCTGAGAATCCACTTGCTTGGATGGCATAGAGAGACAAATAATCACCCTCCTCCATATTCTGTAGAGAGATTGTCGCACGAGTAGTCGTCAGGGTGAGGCTCTGGGTTTCTCCGTTATTGAGATTGATTGCCAGAGAAGCTCCTGCGTTTCCATTGCTGAACACTGTGGTTTTCCTTGATACAAACTTTGCATCTATCAAAGATGTTGTGCTTGCCATAGTTGCGCCATTTATAGTCTTGTTGGTGAGTGTTTGAGTTCCAGTTAAAGTGACCAAAGAAGAATTGATAACAGAAACGTCATTGACATCTACTATTGATGACAAAGCATCATAAATACGATCCGCCCAAGTAACATCTGGGATAAACTCAACAATCGAACCGACTGGATGTGTGAGAGCAGCGTTTGAGCCATCTACGTTTCTTGTGGTAATGAGTACCGTATTTCCAGATGTACCCGAATACTCAATGTACTCGCGAAAAGCAGGAGTTGCTGCCCCTGCTGTATCCACTCGCCTAATAACTAGCACGCCAGGTAAGTTTGGGAGACCATCTACATCATCAAAAGTAATGGGATCAGCCGTTGTTGCTGTACTCAAGAGTTGAGCAGCAAGTGTCTTTTGAATTGCGTTTTTAGTTGGCGAAGAAAGGAGTTTTGCAGGCATACTTCCGAAGATAGACGAAAGTATAAGAGGTTATCAAGGAGAGTGTTTTAGTGAAGAAGACCAAAATCTCTCTGCACGTATCTTTTTTATTCTTTCTGATTGCGCCCTTATCATCTCTGGATTACTCCAATGAAGTTGAGAATGTTCCTCTGGGGATAGCACTATTAAGTTTTCTATTCTATTGTCATCCCTCTTACCATTAATATGATGTACGTGTTCATTCTTATTAAGTTTTCTCCCAAGATGTTTCTCCATTAGAAATCGATGCTCACGAACTGTTTTTCCATTAACACGAATAACTCTATATCCATAATTAATATAACCACCCTTCCAAGAGTGATGTTTTTTTCCTTTAACCCAAGATTTACTAAGAATAGCTACACACTTTCTTTTGTGTTCTGGACTAAGAGGTCTACCAGTATGCCATTTACTCAACTTATCTTTTGTTTCTTGCGACATGTGCCTGCCAGGAAACTTCATACCAGTAGTTCCATAGTCACGAGTTTCGATGTTGTTTTTCTTCATCCATTTGTAGACTGTTTGAAAAGCCACACCACAAATATCTCCAATCTCTTTTAGAGATTTCCCTTCGTCAATGTATAGCTTTCTAAGTTCTTCAGGATTTTGTATGAGAGACTTTATCATGAATCTATGATACTATGGTTAAGGAAGAATTGCAAGTATCTACACGCGTGAACTGCTCGCTAAACTACCTTCACCTTGACTCGAGGCGGTGGCGCGCAGATTGAGAAGCTCAAAGTTTGCGTTTGCGGTAGTTGTGGTGACTTCGATCTGAATGAAACGAATACTCTTAAAGAGTTGTGTGTACTTAGGCACTTCATCGCTGGTAACAATCACTGAACCTGCAGAAGTACCCCATTGGAAGTTACCCCAAGCGTCCGAACCCCAGCCAATAGAGCCAGAGACGGCAGAGCCTTCAATAGTGAATGACTTGATGCTTGTTGTAGTCCCATCTCGCAGTTGCGCTAAGATGTTTATATTTACTTGCCCTTTAATTCCTCGAAGCAGGGTATAGAAGAGTTTAATAATCTTGAGAACAGACCAAGCCCCAAAGGTCTCCTTATTCGTTCTGACAATCTTCCCTATGGCAGTCCCAGCGTCAGTATTGAGTGCAGGATCAAATGTGTAGACGTTGTTGGTGTTGTACGACCCGATTACCCACTTCTCCGTTCCTGTTGCGTCTGAGTACTTGAGCATCTTAGAAATACCAAATGGAGTTTTCCAAGGTCCCATCCAAGCACCGCGTTCTCGATCATAGACAATACATTCTTTTCTTCTTGGGAAGCTCAAAATATACTTCTTATCAACATAAAAAGCACAGGCGCTTGTGTAGTCGTTATCGTTGAGCAAGTTGAGATAAGGACGCATCTTTGCACTGACCTCGTTGGTTCGGATCACATTAAGAAAGTTAGGCTCAAAGCCAGTAACGTACAATCCTTTTCTACCGAAGTAGAAGGTGTCATTTTCAACTGTTTGAATAGCGTCCTGACTACTCGCACCAATAGAGGTTGAGATTGGCTGGTAGGTGGGGTCAAGTAAAACAAAGTTTCCGATAGTGACGGTTGTCAGCTCAACAGCATAGTGTGAAGAATCTTTGTACACAATGATTTTGTCTGAGCCAGGCTGTACTGCAATTCCAGTGATGTCCTCACCTGAGTCTGGATCAATATAAATATACCCACCACCATCAAAGTAGTTGTATGAGCCTTGATTTGGGAATCTTCCAGAGATAAGGAGTTTATTTCTATCGGTAGCATCAACAGCAAGTAATCTATCTCTAAACTTCACTATGAATGGGCTTTTTACTCCTCCGGTAGTATTCGTGAAAGGACTCAATATTGTCTCACTTGCAGGAGCGCCCCGATCAACATAACTTGAAACAGATGGCCCAACCGCTGCTAGGAATCTTTCATCTCCTGGTATCCCTCGATATACTTGATACCCTGAAATACTCCCTGTAGCTAAAGTCCAAAAGGTTCTCACCTCTGTGTCTGATAAGTTTTGTGGCAGGTTTGGCAGGCTAAAAGCAGTGCTTCCAGTAGTTTCTCCGCCACTTTCTGATAGGGTAGTAATTCTCCATGAGTATGTTGATGTTCCGGAAGCACCTGAGAAGTTGGTAGCGCTCACGCCGGTTGGAGCTGAGAGAGTAGCAAAAATTGAGAGAGTCGCGCCTGTATAAGAGGCCATAGGACGATCTTTGGAAACGATATAGGTAACCCCACCGAGTTGTTCTGCTCTGATAGTAGAGCCTGAGGGATAGGACTGGCCGACTATTTGTGTCGAGGTTAAGCCGTTTTTCTTGGCTAGAAATCCTTGATCTGACAGAGCGAATATCTCATTTAGGCCAGAGGTGGTGTTTTTGTACGTTGCAAGTCCTCTGATTGAGCCGGTGGCATTGACAGTGAAATAGTTATCACTCCCCCATCTTCCGGTGACAACTCCAGATCCAGTCAACATAGCGTTATCAGCTTGAGCAAGTTCGTCTCTCCCAAGTTCTGTTGGACGAAGAAGTAGGTTTAGCCCTTTGCGAAAAGTAGTCCACTCCGCGACAATGTCTCTATTCTTCTTATACGCTGGTATTCTCGTGTTTAAGATTGGAATAATTATCCTCTCGAGCTTCCGATACGGTATGCAGATGATCCTATTCTTTTCACTTTATTTTCTCCACCTGGATTGATAATCATGCTACGACCGATCATGTTCCCAAGTAATCGCTGTGCATTTGCCTCTACTTGAGGGAATCTTTCGTCAGAGCGAGATTGTAAAACAAGAGAAATTACCTTCTGAGCCACAAACTGATCGTCAGGAACTTCGCAGAAATCAGAAAGAGTCGCCATGTTTGACGGTTGTCGTTGATAGGTAATTGAAAGAGTTGCTAAAGTAGCTAGGCCATTAAGTGTCAGAATATATCCAGCCGCATCATTGCCTGTAACATACGAGTACTTATCTGTTGGTAGTTGGTTCACACGATCTGCAGCGTCTATCTCAGGGTACTCGTTGCCTAGTAAGTCGACTGGTATCGCCTCAAGTTCTTTGAAATTGAGTAGTGTGAGTGTGCCATTCGTGGCAAAGAGTGTTGCTGGTGTTTTGAGTTCTTTCCATTGGTACGCATCAGCCCATTCCCGAACGGCCTGCTGTGCATAGTCAATGCGAACAGTTAAATCAGCCCCTGTGGGCAACGCTGCTTCAAGGTCGAGATATGAGTTTGAGTTAATTAAAATTTGAGATAATGTGCGCATACTTCCGAAGATAGACGAAAGTATAAGAGGTTATCAATGGAAAGTATCTTTTTCTTTTTTGATTCTATTCTCTTCCAGCTCTAAGTACGCAAATCTGGCTAAGTTTTTAAT